AAACACCTGACCGAGTTCCAGCAGCGCCGCCTGTGCCCCCAGTGCCGCCTGTACCGCCTGAAATAGTACTTAGGTTATTGATAGAAACAGCAACAGAAGCTAGGATAGCAAGACCGCCTGTGCCCCCAGTGCCGCCTGTACCGCCATTACCAGCCGCTCCTCCGGCAGAACCCGGACTTCCGGTTCCGGGACTTAGCCCTGTGCCGCCAGCGCCGCCGTTACCAGCAGCGCCGTTTGTTCCCGCTGTACCTGTCGTTCCTGTTGATCCAGTAAAGCCTTGGATTAACCCACTGTTTACCAGCGTTACGCCGCCGGGGAATGAGCCGTCAATTGTTAACGCCGTGCTAGACCCTGTACCACTGATTGTGTTTGCTGCGGGAACCGTCGCAACTACTTTGGCTGTCCCACCCCACCCTGCTGCTAGAGCCTGCGTCCGTAGGTTTAAGTTCGACCCAGTAGTTAGGTTGAAATTAAAGTCAGGTATGCCACCTGTCAGAAGGAAGTTTTTAGCAGCAAACATTATGGGGTATACCCTTGGGCAATTGAACCGTACCAGTTTGTACCATCAGCAATAAAGGTCAAAATGTCCATCTTGCCAGCAGTCGCAGTAATTGTTGGAGTGCCAGCAACACCAAACTTCACGCCGGTAAATGTCGCTGTACCGTTACCTGTAGTCGCTGCTTGTTTTAGTAGCAACACAAAAGACTTACCCGCCACGTTTGTTGGCATCGTGAATGTGCAAGCTGTGGATGCTGTTAAGGTCGCCGTTTGCACCGTTCCGTTGGTCAACGCAATAGTGGAAGAGCTTGTAACCGTGCCAATTGCAACTACACTTTCAACATAGTCTGTAACCGTTGGGTTGGTAAGGGTCTTGTTGGAGAGCGTCTCTGTGCCGGTGTAAGTAACAATCGAAGCCCCCGCCAAAGTGGTTGCTCCTGTGCCGCCTGAACTAATTGCAAGCGTAGCGGAAAGCCCCGCAGCAGTGCCAGAGGTATTTTGATTAAACGTGGGGAATGTAAATGTGCCTGTGCTGAAATCACCTGAGACTGGCGTTCCTAATGCGGGGGTTACTAAGGTCGGGCTTGTCGATAAAACAACACTTCCTGTGCCTGTAGAAGTTGTTACCCCTGTACCACCAGAAGCAACGGCTAAAGTAGCAGATAAACCTGCGGCAGTGCCAGAAGTGTTTTGGTTAAACGTGGGAAATGTAAATGTTCCAGTGCTAAAGTTACCAGAAGTAGGCGTACCCAGTGCTGGAGTTACTAGGGTAGGACTTGTGGCTAACACCACCGCACCCGAACCTGTAGACGTTGTGGCTCCTGTACCACCATTGGCAACGGGAAGGGTTCCGCTTACATGGGTATCTAGCCCAATCTTTCCATAGCTAGGGGCAGAAGCAACACCGCCAGAGATCAGTGCATTACCAACGGCTACGTCGGCGAGTTTAGCCAGTGATGTCGTGGTGTCTGCATACAGAAGGTCACCTACCGCGTAGGAAGAGATGCCAGTTCCCCCGTATACAGCCCCAATTGCAGTTGCAGTCCAAGTACCAGCGGTCAGAGTTCCAACCTCGGTAACGCCTGTGTAGCTACCAGTCAGCCGCCCAGTTGGGAGGGTTCCCGAAGTGATGTTCGATGCGTTGGTTGTATCCGTTGTAGCTGAGGCAGCAAGACCAGAGACTGCAGCGGATGAGATGGCAATAGCTGTGTTAGAAGCCGATGTGATCTGCCCTTGAGCGTTTACAGCTATTGTGGGTACTGAGTTTGCAAGTCCGTAAGAACCTGCCGTTACAGCAGTGTTTGTAATGCTGAAGGTAGTACCGGCTAGTGTTAGCCCTGTTCCTGCACTATAAATTTGCGCGGAGCTAATTTGCACAAACGTGATGTTGGTTGTGCCAAAAACAATGACACCTTGCGTGTTACAGGTGTAGGTTTCACCAGAGCCAGTTGCGCCTTGCTGTACAAAGAATGTAGAGCCTTCGCTCAATGTGGTTGGCCCGACAAAGCCGTATGTATTAGTATCAGAAGAACGAGTTAACACCCAATTTGTTGAACCAGAACCCACGCTTGTAACAACATAAACGCCGTTTTGAGTGGCGTTTGTTTGTGTGTAAATCAGCACACGGTCACTGACTGAAAGAGTGATTCCATCAAGTACCAAGGCGGCTTGCGCGCCTGCGTTGGTCAATGTAGCGCCAACACCATCTCCAGCGCCGCCCGGTTGGTTGTAGGTTGCGGTCAGCGGAGTTGGCGACTCAACACGCACTGGCGTATGGAAGTGAATACCAGACGATGCAATGGTGTCAACGTAGGTCTTGTTTACCAGATCGTTGCCCACAGAAGGCGCGGTTGTTATGGTACCCGCCGTCAATGTAGCTGTCGTAGCGTTAAGAGCGTTAAATGTGTTCTGTACGGGGTATGAACCGGCGGAGTCCAAGTAAACAGAACGCTCTGCTGGGTAGGTTACAAATACATCTTTTGTACCAACAGAAAAATTTACTAACGATCCGCCGTTGCTCGAAGACAGAACTGTATCGCGGGATAAGGTGCTACCAGAGGCGGTATATGTCCCAATGCCAACTTCAAACTCTGAGCCAGTGGTGCTTGAAATGGTGTAGTAGGTGGTGTTACCGTTACCAATAACACTGAAACTTTGATAACCAACAGCGGCTGAACCTAGCGAAATAGTGCCTGTGCCGGTGGTGGAGGTACTTACCTTTACCCTGTCTTTTACTACGAGCGCCATATAAATCCCTTATGTTTTAGCCTTAATTACCTGCCATGTAACAGTTTGCGCTGTCACTATTACTCCCCATGTAGGAGTCTGGACGGTATTTGCTACCTGCCACGCAGCAGTTTGTGCATCGTCTATAACTTCCCAAGGGGCCAGCCCACGTACATTATCGTTAGCAGATACAGCTTCTTGCAAGCTTGTTTGGAGCGTTGATGTAGCAATAGGTGTATCTATCCCGCTAACAACCTCGGCTGCTGCTGCAGAGAATGTAGAAGCCGCCACGCTAGGCGTATCAACACCAGACACAGCCTCGTTATAAAGCGGAGCAAAATCAGCTTGGCTACTTACTGTCTCTATTACTGATCCCGCCTCAGTTACTACTGAGTTAAAGACTGGCGACACAACAGCGGTAGTGTCGGCTATTGATGCAGCGTCCGAATGATCGCCAATAAAAACAACAGAAGCGGCATTGGTTTCCGCCGCTGTTATCAACTCTTCTACACTACTAACAAAGCTGGATACCTCGTCAGATACCGACGCAAAGGGAGCGCTAGCAAATGGTCCAGAGCCAAACACTCGGAATCACTTTTAAGAAGCAGTCAGGCTGAACGTGTACACCACATTCAGGGTATCCCCAGATACAACTGCACGGTCGCCGGGGGACTGAAAATCTGCCTCTGAGAACAAGGTTCCTGATGTGCCGCTAGACACAGTACATAGGAATGCGCCTGCTACCGTACCGCCAGCACCAGAAATAGTAAAAGCTGAAGGAGATGCTGTATTGCTAATAACTGAGGGGTTCGCAGTGGTAGCTGTGCCAAAGGTAAGCGCCTTGCGAGCACCGCTGTAGTTTGTAAACTCAGTCCAACCACCATGAGAGGCTAGTGTGTCTGCAGCAGCGTAAGTTGTACCGGAACCGGGTCCTGTAACCAAGCCTAAATAAAGCGCAGCGGTGTAGCTGGAGCCTTTGAAGTACTGGGTGTTCATGTCTTGCAAACCAGTGTTGACAACTAGGTTGTGTGCAGCATCTTCCCACTTCAGATTTCCATCTTTATCGAAGCACTGGATGGTAAATACACCGCCGCCGCTGGCTTGCTGTACGGATTGCGTTCCTGCAACCATACCTGCGGTTACGGAATCTGTTGATTTTGCAACTTCATTGGACATAAAAACCCCTAATTTGAACTACGAATTAACGCAGAAGTAGCTGTGTTGGCTGGCATTGTGATGGTAAACGTGCCTGTGGATGTCTTATCTGAACCAAAATCCAACACCGCAATGGACTTATTTCCTTGGCTGGCATTGTAAATCAAGGCACACCGTGCTGTCACTGATGTTGACCAAGACGTATTGGCCCAGTTAACGTAGACCGTGTACCCAGAAGTATTAAGCGCGACACCTGTCATAGTGTTTCCGCCTGCTGTATAGCCTGACGCTACAACTTCACTAAGGGTGGTATATACCGTGGTAGTCTCATCAAGATTAGCGTTTGACGTGTACAGGGCAATCTTAATGGTGTCCGTCAGCAGGTTATGCACCGCTTGGTAAACCTCTGCTTTAAACGAAGTAGTCTGTGTTTGTACGATCATGTAACTGCCTGACGGTATTGACCACTACGATACGCATCCTGACGCTCAAGGCCATCGCCCAGTCGTTTAGCCAGCATTAACGCTTCCTTGTACTTGCCGTCGTAAAGGGCAACCATGTCGGCTTCACCCTTCATGTATGTGATTGCTTCCACCAACGACCCGTAGAGCAACACGGAATCAAAGTTGTCACCCAGCCAAGTAGTCAACGCAGTGGTGATGGACTCTGGGTAGTAGTAATAGTGAAGCTCCATGTAATACGCTGCATTGGGCGTTGGGCCTAGGATAAACGACAACTCATTTGTGGGTACTGGAGGAGTCCCTGCGGTTGTGGTAGGTCCAAACAATGCGTAGTACTTAGGTAATGCTGTGTCCGCTGGCGTTGGATACGCCTCACGAATAAAGTTAACATCTTTGTTAAGTAGAAACGTGTACGTTTCGGTGGCAGTCCCAAAGTTCTCAATCACCGACATGGAAAAAGGCGATAAAAAATCAGTGGGGCATGACAAGTACTTATTGCCGCTCGTGAGTACCCCAGTCACGTTTTTACGTAACGAGGGAAACTGAATGGTGTTGTAGATGCGCTGCTCTGCCTGCTGAATGAACGTATTCATATCCGCAGTTAGGAATGTGTTCTCCGTGTAATCGGAGATTGCAGTAACTAGAGCAGCGTAGTTCATACTTTATGCCATTGGGCCTCGTGCCATTAAACCTTTGGTAGCAGCTCCAGTACCACGGACTTTGATGCCAGAGGTTTTGGTTGGCTCATTACCAGCAGATTTGCTGATGCCGCCGATGCTTACATCGTAAGTGTCCAGCTTGCTACGGTTGGGTGTTTTTCCGGGATTATCGGAAATCACAAAAGGTTTACCAGCCATAGTGTGCGGTTGAGCATAGACGCTGGCATCGCCAATTTCTTTGCCCCTTACTTTTTTACTAAATGTTGCCATATTAGCCTCGCTTTTGGTTAGCTACTTTGGCTAGACCACGGCCTAGCTTCAGCATTTCTTCATTGGTCTTGCCGCCTTTGCTACCTTTTCCACCATGCTGAATGCCAACGGAAGGGCCGCTATCGCCAAGATTTTTGCCTTTGGTTTTACCTTTTACAGTAACGCCATCTGCAGCTTTTGTATATGCCATGATTAACTCCTATGAAACGCTTACTGTGACTATACCAACATTTGTCGTCGCAACCAAGTAGTTCGGTGTCAACGCAACGTCAAAAAAACTAGACCCCCCAACAGGGTTCCAACCCCATTGGATGTCCCTAGAACCACCGCTAAGAAACCCATCCGACATCGGGCCCGAAGTAACATATGTGGTATCCCTACGCGGGTTACGTACTGCTTGCGGGTCTTCTACTGGGTACATACCCAACTGCAACTGGGGCTGGTCAGGGTCCCAGCAACTTGCACAGAC